GAACTGACCACCCTGGCCGACCTGACGCCAGACCGCCGCAATGCCCGCCGGCGGACGCCGCGCAGTGCCAACCGCATCGCCCGCTCCCTGGAGAAGCTGGGCGCGGCCCGCTCGATTGTGATTGATGAGGACGGCCGCATCCTGGCCGGGAACGGCACGGTCGAAGCCGCTGCCGAGGTTGGCATCGAGCGGGTGCAGGTGGTGGAGACAGACGGGCGCACGCTCATCGCCGTCCGCCGCCGGGGCCTGTCCGAGGCGGAGAAGGTGGAGCTGGCGATCGCCGACAACCGTACCGCTGAGCTCTCCGAGTGGGACGACGCGGTACTGGGTGAACTGGCCGATGAGGTCGACCTGAGCGACTGGTTTCTAGAGGATGAACTGGACGAGTTGACGGAAACCGAATCGGGGACCGAGCCAGCCGTTAAGCTGTTGCGCTGTCCGCATTGTGGCGAGACTTTCGACGAGAGCGAGGCGCATGGGTAAGCACGCCACAACCGCAGAGGTTGACCAGCGGGTCGCAACAATTGCCCGGCTCATGAGTGAAGGCATGGGCCGGGCTGATGTCATACGATTTTGCGCGGAGAAGTGGGGGGTCAGGACTCGTCAGGCCGAAGTTTATCTGGCCCGTGCCTATCAGTTGATGCGGGAACAATGGGCAATCGATCGACAGGATTTCCTCGGCGAACTGATGTCTCGATACGAGACCGTCTACCGCAAAGCGATGAAGGAGAAACAACTATCGGTTGCCGTCGCAGCATTAAACAGCATGGGCAAGCTGGCCCGAGTGACGGACTAGGTCTGTTCGGCTGGCAAGGTCACGCGCCGCTGTTCCAGCCGCCGCCGTCCATCGGGGTTGAGGCTGTCGTTCCTCGGGCTAATGAGCCGTTCCGCGATTGGGTCAGCCGTGTGGATCCGGCGTTCGTCTGGCACCCGCACTGCAAGCGGCTGGCCGATGCCCTGCAGACGGTGGCCGATGGGCACTGCCGGCGGCTGATGGTGTTCATGCCGCCCCGTCACGGCAAGACGCTGCTGACGTCGAAGCTCTTCCCCGCTTACTTCCTCGCCCGCTACCCCGACCGGCACGTCGGCGTCGCCAGCTACTCAGCCGCCCTGGCCTACTCCATCAGCCGGGCCTGCCGGGGCTTCTACGCCGATGCGGGCGGAGCCCTGGCCCAGGACAGCAAGAGTGTCAGCCAGTGGCACACGGCCTATGGTGGTTCCCTGTTCGCCACCGGGGTCGGCGGCAGCCAGACAGGTAAGGGATTCCATCTGGGGCTGGTGGATGACCCGCTCAAGAACGCGGAGCAGGCGTCCTCCCAGACCATCAAGGACAAACACCGCGACTGGTGGGGCTCCACCTGGTACACCCGCTGCGAGCCGGGCGGCGCCATCGTCGTGATCCAGACCCGCTGGGCCGAGGATGATCTCTCGGGCTGGCTGCTGGCGCAGGAAGCCGAGGATCCGCACCCGCAGCGGTGGCACGTCATTTCGCTACCGGCGATCGCCGAGCCGCTGCCGTCGTTCCCGTCTAGCTGCACCGTCGAGGTGGATTGGCGAGAGGAGGGCGCTCCCCTCTGCCCTGAGCGGTACGACATCCCCGAACTGGAGCGCATCCGCAGCCAGCTGGGCGCGTATTACTGGAACGCCCTGTACCAGCAGCGGCCGGCCCCGCTGGCGGGCTCCCTGTTCCGTCGCGACTGGTGGCAGCACTTCACCGCGGAGGAGGCCCCGGCCCCCGAGCGGCTGATTGCGTCGTGGGACCTGACCTTCAAGGCGTCCGCCGATTCCGACTACGTTGCCGGGGTCATCCTGGCCCAGGTCGGCAATCGGTTCTACGTCCTCGATGCAGTGGCCGAGCGGCTGGACATCAACGGCACCCTCGCGGCGATCGCCCGCCTGAACGAACGCTGGCGGCCGCAGGCCACGCTGGTGGAAACCGCCGCCAATGGCGAGGCAGTGCTGGGCCTGTTCAAGCGCAAGATCCACGGCCTGATCGGGGTGCGACCGGAGGGTGGCAAGCTCAGTCGGGCACAGGCGATCGCCCCGCTGGTGGAGGCGGGCCAGGTGCTGCTGCCTAAGGGAGCGCCGTGGTTGTCCGCGTGGGCGTCCCACTTCGACCCGTTCCCCCGGGGCAGCCACGATGACCTAGTGGACGCTCTATCGCAGGGGCTGGGCTGGCTGGTGAAGCACCGACCGATGGTGACCACCGGCACCGTCAGCTACGGTCACGAATCCCTCTGGGCCTGACGCCGCTGGCGATCGCGCTCGAAGCGGGCCTGACTGCGGCAGTTGGCGCAGCAGTACCGAGCCGTCCGCAGCCGGGCCGGGGTGAACACGGCGCCGCAGTGCTCGCAGGCCCGGGGCAGCAGCGGGCCGAGGCGACGCTCACGGTAGCGGCGGGCGCGTTCAGCGTCGGTCTGGGCCATGGGCGTGACGGGGGCAGTGCGACCCCACCAGCGTACTCGCCCGCCCGAGCGCACGCACGCGACGCCAGCCGCCAGCCCAGTCAGGGCGCGGCCTGTGGCCTGAGTGTTGACACCGTGACGGACGCCGTGCTAGGCTGGGCGAAGCCCGGGTGGGGAAGGCCCCCCCAGCGGCGCCCAGGACCTAGACAGCTGAATACGACCGCGACGACGACACCACACCGCCGCCACTGCTCTGAGACCTGAACGGTCGGGGATCGAATCCCTGCAGTGCGCCTGGGGCACTCCCGCCCCGGATAGGAGCCAACCATGAACTACTCCCAAACCGCCGCTGGTCAACGCAACGCTGAACTCCGCACCCGCGCCGCCCACTGGGCCGCAGTGCTGGAGGAGATGACAGCCCGGTTCGCTGAAACGGACCGGCAGACCGAGGCCCTGATCGCTAAGACCGACGCCCTGATGGCTGAGGTCGGTGAGCAGGAAGCCCGCTGGGCCGCTGAGGATGCCCGCCTTGAGGCGCTCTACGGCCCCATCGAGACCGTCATCAGCCAAGCGTGACCACAGCCCCCTGGTAACCACGCCAGCAGCCCGGTTCGAGCCCGGGCAGGGGCATTGCCCAGCACTCCCTTCACGCTGGGCCTACCCGTAACAACCCATGACCACCGTCTTCTCTTCCCTGACCGCCAGCATCACCGCACTGACTGAGCTGGTGAGCCTCGTTTCCGATGTTGCCCTGCTCTGCCTGGGCGTCACGGCCGCCGCCAAGCTGCTGGAGGCCCTTGAGCGCATCATCCGCGCCTGGCTCTGGCTCGCTGGCCTCGTCCAGCTGCTGTTCCAGCTGCTGTGCACCGCGATCGCTGAGTACGCTCCTGTGGCAGGCCGTCACCTCGGCCGCGCTGCAGGCACCACCGTCCGCCTCGGCCGTCAGGCTCGCTGCTGGTACGAACGCCACGCTGCCCCGACCGTGACCGCCCTCGACTACACCGCCCGCACTGCCATCGCCGCTCAGCTGGGCACCAGCTACCCGCAGCTGCAGCAGGCGATCGCCCCCGCCCAGGTCCTGAGCCTGTGCATCGCCCCGGTCGAGTCCGAGCCCGTCGCTCAGCAGCAGCTGACCCGACGCGACCTCCTGGCCCTCGCCCGTGAGCGCCACCTGCCCCGGTACTCCAGGCTCTCCACGGACGCGCTCCGTGAGGCCCTGGCCGCCTGACCCTCTGCCCTGCACGCGGGCGTCGTGCAATAATCGCCCCAACGAAACGCCCCGGCGGTGCCGTTAACACCCCGGGGCAGACCGGCTCCAAGGAAGCCAGTTTCATGACTCTACAACGCATCGCCGTCTTCAGCGGCAAGGGTGGCGTCGGCAAGACGACCATCGCCGCCGCCCTGGCCCAGGTGTCTGGCAGCACCCTGCTCGACACCGATCCGCAACTGACCGCGACCGACTGGGGCGATCGCCGCAGTGAGCCGCCTGCCGTCATCAGTGCCCAGCTGGGCCGGGTGCCGCAGCTGCTGGAGCAGCACCCCCGCGCCGTCATCGACACGCCCGGTGCCCTCGTGGGCAACCTCTCGGCTGCCCTGCGGGCCGTCGACCTGACGCTGCTGGTGACCGGCGACGGTCAGCCCGAGCTGGACGCCCTGCCCGCAAGCATCGACACGGCCAAGGCCGCTGGCACCCCGTTTGTCGTGGTGCTGAATCGGCTGCACCCTCTCGCCAGCTGCGGCGAACTGATGGAGCTGATCGAGCATCTGGGCGCCCCGGTCTGCCCGGTCGTCATCCGTGAACGCTCGGCCCATCGTCGCGCCTGGGAGCATGGCCTGACTGCCAACGAGCACGACCCCGACGGTGCCGCCGCCCGGCAGATCCGCAGCCTCTGGCTCTGGCTGAGCAATCGCTCGGAATGGCTGGAGGCGAACCATGCCTAAGCGCCCCGCCCGCACCAGCGCCGGTGCCACGCGGCGGAACCACGGCCTGCAACAGGCCGAGCAGCTGCGCCAGGACGGCGACATCACCACCGTCGCGCCCCTGCCCAGTGCCCCCGCCTATGAATGGGCCGACTACTGCAACCAGGCCAAGGGCAAGGCTGCCGGTGCCCTGATTGAATGGGGTCGCCGCATTCAGGAGGCCCATGACGCCTACCGCGCTCAGGGGCAGTCCTGGGGCCGCACCTGGGAGGACTGGTGTCAGGAGAACCTCGGCATCGGCAGGGGGTTCGCGAACCAGTTGCGTCTGATTGGTGAAAATCTGGCAGTTACTAACTGCCAAATTCTCCCGGCTGCGACCGACCAGCTGACGACACTCGCGAGAATCCGTCGTGATGCTCCCGAGGTGTTTGATGCGGCAGTGGCGGATGGTCGCATCAACCCGGCGATGGACCGGGCAGCGGCGCGGGCTCTGCTGGTGGAGACCCGGCCTGCCCCGCCGGCACCCAAGGCGCCACGAACCCGGTCCATCCGGCTGACCAGCGAACTGGTGGAGCTGCTGGAGCAGAGGGCGCAGGAGCGGGGGCTGACCCTGGTGGAGCTACTGGAAGACTTCGCCCTGGGGCGCTAGTCCCGGCCCCGCAGCATGGCGAACGCGCCGGCGGAGGAGGCGCTGATCACGAGGAATGCATCGCGGCGCATGTCGGGGGCCACGACGGCCATGATGATGGCGGCGGCGGTGACGCCCCAGATGGTTGCCCAGGCGGGTAGGTCGTGACGGTTCATAGCTGGCCCTCCTGTCGCATCCGGGCGATCGCCTCGGGGCTGATGGTCGGATCCGCCAGCCAGAGGGCTCGGATCCGCCGGCACTCCCCCTCGGAGAGCACTCCCTTGCCGACGATGCGGACGATGCCCTGGACGAACTGATGAAACGGGTCGAGTGGCAGCATGGCGAGCCCTCAATGGGCGAATGTCCCGGCGGGCACCTTCGGCAGGTTGCTGGAGCGAGCGATGGAGGGCTGGGCAGCGTTAGCGGGTGCCGTGGTGGGGGCGACGGCCGTCTGGGTGCAGATCAACCAGAACGCGAGTCTGCGGCAGCGGATCAGGCGCGAGGACATCGAGCAGATCACGAGGCTGGAGGGCTCCGTCGCGCAGACGCTGAGTGCCATCCTCGACATTGAGCATCGGCTGCGTCAGGTGGAATCGGCGATCGCCCGGGTTGAGGGCTCGCTCAATCGTCAGGGTCCCGGTCCTGGTCGAACCCGTTGATGTAGGGCGCGACTGAGAGCAGCACGTCATGGAGCCCGGCGCGGTCGAGCCCCAGTTCGGTCTGCACCTCAATCAGGGAATTGCCCGCCTCAATCAGCCGCCGGGCGCGTAGCCCTTTCTCGCGCACGCTGGTCGGGGCACTGATGAGCCAGTGGTGGTCGCGCAGGTGGTGTTTCAGTTCTCCCTCGGCGATGGAGCGGAACAGGGTAGAGAACTGAAAACCCCGGGCCGGGTCGAAGGTGATCGCAGTCTTGAGCAGGGCGGTGGAGCAGCAGGAGAACACCTCGTCCGGATCCAGTTGCATGAATCGAGGTCGCAGCTGGGTATAGAGGCGTTTGCACAGGGGCCAGTGTCTGCGGCAGAGGCGTTCCACCTCGCGGCGCTGGGCCGGGGTGAGCGGTCGTTCGAGGATGGGCGTCTGCCGGCGGCGTGGGGCCGTCAGGGTCGGGTCTCCCAGGTCCAGCGTCAGCTGCTCCAGCATGGGGAATCCCTCGCGGTCGCCGACACCTTAACGACTGCTGCCGGGAATGGCACCTTTGCGGTGAAGAACGGCGCTCCATCATGCTGCAGGACAACCCCAACAGCCCGGCCTATGTGCGTGACGAGCTCAGGCGCGTCCTGCCGGAACTGAAGCTCGTGGGTGACTGCTGGGCCGAGTTGAAGGGTGCCGAGTCGGAATACCTGCCCCGCGAGGCCCGGGAGCCCGATGCTGCGTACCGGGGACGGCTGCAGCGGTCGGTCTACCCGCCGTTTTATCGGCAGGCCCTGGAGGGCATCACGGGCCTGCTGGCGAACCACGCGCTGCAGGACCTGCCCGCCACGCTGGAGGCGAGCCAGAAGGACGTTGACCGGCGGGGTAATTCCCTATCGGCGTTCCTGGCGATGGCTGATGCGGCTGCCATGCGTGACGGTGCCGCCCCGATCCTGGTGGAGATGCCGCCGAGGGTGACGCTCAACTCCGCTGCCGAGCAGGTCTCCCTGTCGGCCAGTCCCTATCTCGTGCTGCTGGATCGGCGCAACGTCATCAACTGGCGCACCGAGCTGGTCGATGGTCGTGAGCGGCTGCTGCAGGTGACCATTCGCGAGGTGCGCCAGGTCCCGGATGGGCAGTTCGGGGTGAAGACCGAGGATTTCTACCGGGTGATGGTGCCCGGTGCCTGGGCCGTGTTCCGGGTGGTTGGTGGCCCGGGTGGTGAGCGGGTGGAGCAGGTGCAGGCGGGCGAGACGAGCCTGCCGTTCATCCCGCTGGTCTGGTACACGCCCAAGCCGGCCCCGTTCGGCCTGGGTGAGCTGCCGTTCCTGCAGATGGCTCGCCTGACCCTGCAGCATCACGCCTGCCGGTCTGACCTGATTGAGCTGCTGCACCGTTGCGCGATGCCGGTCCCGGTGCGGGTAGGCGCGATGATCACCGATACCGGGGCACCGCCGCCCCTGGTGATTGGCCCTAACTCGGTTGTGGACGTACCCGAGGGTGGCGCGTTCACGTTCGCTGAACCCGGCGGTGGATCGCTGGCGATCCAGCAGCAGAATCTCGCCCACATCGAGCGGCTGATTGCCGAGCAGACCCTGCGGTTCCTCCAGTCGGGCGAGGCGGGCAAAACCGCGACCGAGGCGGCGCTCAACAGCAGCCAGACCACGGCCACGCTGCAGCTGCTGGTCTCTCAGAAACAGTCGCTGTTCGAGGAGATCGTCCGCATCTGGTGCGCGTACACCGGTGAGGAGCCCACCGGCGAGATGCAGATCGACCCGAGCGTCCTGCAGACCCCGCTCGACCCGAACGGCATCAGCCAACTGGTCAACCTCTACAACTCGAAGCTGCTCAGCCGTCAGAGCGTGCTGGAACAGCTGCGGCTGGGTGGCGTCCTGCCGGTCACGTTCGACGTGGAGTCGGAGGTGGCGACCCTGGAGCAGGAGGAGACCATGGCAATGCAGCGGATGATTGACCAGCAGACCGCCGCCCTGACGAACGCCGACCTGGGCGGGCCGCTGAATGCCTGATTGGAACCGCTGGGCTGAGGCGCAGGCCCGCATCTACGAGGACGCCATGGAGCGGCTGGGGGCAGGCATGGCCCGCTCGGCACAGGCGGCGCTGGTGCAGGCCTACCAGCAGATGGAGGGGCGTCTGGCGCGGCTCTACAACCGGGCTGTCGCCGATGGCGGTCTCTCGTTCGCCCTGCAGCGCAACCAGATGATGATGGCGGAACTGGAGGCCGTGTTCGAGCGGTTCCAGCTGCCGGCGGACCTGCAGCGACAGGTGAGCGAGTCGATGGGCAGGGCGCGTGAGTTCGGCCGCACCTGGGCGCAGGAGAGCCTGAACGAGGCAGGGGCGCTGTTCCTGTCGGCGACGCCAGACTATGCCCGCGAACTCGTCCGCCAGAGTCCAGCCCCGGCGGACGATTGGCTCTATCGGGCCGCCGCGCACCGGGAGGGGCTGGGTGTGACCGGTGGTGCGGATCTGCGTGCGGCGATCGCCGCCCAGGATCTGCGGCGCTATGAGGCGCTACGGAACTACCACGCCATGGCCCGGTTCAACCGCACCCGCGATGACGTGGCCGAGAAGATCCAGAACGTGATCAGCGTCAACGTGGCCCAGGGCACAAGCTGGCGCAAGGTGGAGCGCAACCTGCGTCAGGTGATGGGGGCCGCATCCAACCGGGCGGGGATGGTGGCCCGGACCGAGATTGCGGCTGCCTCGGGTGAGGCGATGCGTCAGGAGTACGAGGCGCGGGGTGTGGAGATGGTGCAGTTCATCGCCGTCATGGACAGCCGCACGTCCGATTTCTGCGCCACACGCAACCGGCGGATCTATCGGTTCGGCGAGATTGTCGTGCCGCTGCACCCTCACTGTCGCTCGACCCTGATGCCCGTCTCCCAGCGGATGATCGACCGGGGATTCATCGACCCGGCGGCAGAGGCGAAGGCACGGGCTGAGGGCCTGAGGGAACTGGAGGCGGCTGGACGCAGGCCAAACTATGGCCCCGCTCCGTTCGAGAAGTCGGCGGGCCTGGAGGCACCGACGCCGGTCTGGAAGCCACCGGCACCTTCGCCCTGAGAGATGGCGATCGCCCATGCAATACATCACCGCCAAGCGGTCCACCTGGCTGAAGAGAGATCCAATCGACTCGGACCACCTGGCCGTCGCCCACAAGCGGGCCTGTCAGGAGGGCCAGCGGTTCGGCATTGAGCAGCAGCTCGGCACCCGTGATGGTCATACCCAGGTGCGGCTCGCGTCGGGTGCGGGTGACTGGTGGCTGTTCACCGACCATTGGGACCTGCCGACCCCGGCGGATGGTGCGGGCATCGATGGCCGCTGGTACGACAGCCGCTGTGTGGATCTCGTTTGCACCTACGAGGGATTCCGAGAGCAGGCCTACCGCTGCCCGGCCGGGGTCTGGACGATTGGCTATGGGGCAACGGCTCTGGATGGGGTGCCCGTGCGTGAGGGCGATCGCATCAGCGAACCCCAGGCCCGGACACTGCTGCTCCATCAGCTCGACTGGTTCGCCAGTCAGGTTCGCTCTCTGGTCACGGTGCCGGTGACCAAGGGCATGGCCGATGCACTGACCTCCTTCGCCTACAACCTCGGTGCCGATGCCCTGCGTGGTTCAACGCTGCTGCGCTACCTCAACGGCGGCGACTACATCGCAGCGGCCCAGGAGTTCGCCCGCTGGAAGCATGCCAACGGGCAGGTGCTTGAGGGGCTGGTACGGCGACGGGAGGCCGAACGCCAGCTGTTCCTGTGCGATGGGGTGCCCAGTGGCGGCGCCGGCCTGCCCTCTGCCGACCTGTTCAGCACACCCGTGTTTCCGTCCTGCCACTTCACCTACGGCGAGGTGTTCCAGTGGGACGAGAAACGGATCACCCGCGACCCGCTGATCCTGCACCGCATCCGGCAGTTGGCCGAGCATCTGGAGGCGCTGCGGCAGGTCTACGGCAAGCCCCTGGGCATCACCAGCTGGTATCGGGACCCGGCGACGAATGCCCGCGTCAACGGGGCCAGCCAATCGCGTCACCTGCTCGGTGATGCGGCGGACTGCTATGCGGTCGGGGGCGATATCGCCGACTTCCAGGCCTACTGCCTGCAGCACTGGGAGGGCGGTGTGGGGCGTGGTGCCCGCCGGGGCTTTGTTCACCTCGACCTCGGCCCGACTCGTCAATGGGACTACTAGGAGGCAACGGCCATGGCATGGGCAACGGGTGACCGAGAGAAGATCCGCCGCTACCTGAACATCGTGGCGAGCGTGCCGGAGATCGATCAGCTGAAATCGAACATGGCAGCGACTGCCGAGGACCAGATCACAACGGCGCAGGCGGCCATTAAGGAGCTTGACGACCTGTACGAACGACTGAATGCACAGCTGGACGAGGACCAGGGCGTCCGGCGGGCTGATGTGATCGAGTTCGACCTGAACCGCCGCAATGCGGGTCTCGACCGCCGCATCGGCTACCAGAAACGCATCCTCGCCGAGGCGATCGCCTGGCCCTACTGGCAGGGGGATGGCCCGGCGATGCTGCTGCGCAGCTAGGAACCTTAGCGCAAACTCTGCAGGGTTTTGGACATGGCAGACAAGTTCTTTTCAGCGTTCGACTACAAGTTCTACGCCGCGACGGCGACTACCTCAGCTGATTCGCACCCGACCAGCAGCAGCGGCCTGACGCAGATCGTCGGTCTGACCGATGCGGGGATTCAGGTGAGCACGGACACCGTGGACGTGGTGGACTACTCCAGCACCGCCGGTTTCAAAAAAAGCTTGGCGACCGCCCAGAGCTACAGCATCAGCTGCGAGCTCAACATCGACACCACCTCCACCGGCTACCAGTTGCTCAAGGACGCGTCCTTGGCAGCGGTCAGCGGTACGTTCCTGAAGTTCTATCGGGAGAGCCCCGATCACAGCGGCGTCAATGTCCGCGAGAAGCACGCCGGCATCGTGCAGGTGACCAACTTCTCTGAGGACATCAAGTCAGGCGGCATCGCAAAGTGCACGTTTACCCTGTCTGGCTACGGCTCGGTGACCTACACCAAGGCGACCGCTGACGCCTGACACCTAGGCACGTTCAAGCGACCTCTCCTCCCAGTCCCCCGGCTTCGGCTGGGGGTTTTTGTTGGCTCAGAGCAGCCGCTCGATGGTCTGCTGGAGCGGGCGTTTCGCCAGAGCGGGCGTGATCCAGTCGCGGGGTGGGGTGCGTTTCCCGCTGGTGGTGCGGTAGCCGTAGAGGATGGCGGCAGAGTATTCCGTCTGCCAGACGAACAGGGCGCGGTAGGGGCCGAGGTCGTAGCGCCGCTGCGAGTTGCGAAACTGGCCGGTGTCGACGATGTTCAGCGGTGGGTTGACCGTGAACTGCCCCTTTGCGCCACGCCTGACCGGGTTCGGCCAGTCGAACTGTCTGGTGGTGATCTCGCGCTGGAACTGACCGGCGAGCACGTCCAGGTAGTCGTTCCAGGCCGTCTGCAGCCGTTCCTCAATCAGGTCGCCGTTCCACGCGAATTTCATTCCTTCTCTGCCGCCTCCAGCAGTGCGTGAGCGTCGGGATGTTTAGGCGCTCCAGATGCGTTCAACGGCGATCGCCTCACCCAGCACCTGCCTGATGGTGGCCCCGATTCCCTCGGCACCGAACGGCCCACGCAGGGCCGTGACGATGCACTCACCAGCGGGCTCACCGTCCACCTCGATTTCACCGCGCAGGCCGATACGGATCCGAGAGTCCAGTTCCTCGACGGCGTACCCGCTCCAGGTCTGGACGTAGCGGTCCACACCGGGCAGGGACACCGCTCGGGCACCGCCCGCCTTGAGGAAGGCGCGGTGCTCAATGGTCTCCGTGACCGGGACGATGTTGCCCGTCACCGAGTCGGCGGTGGCGAGTTCCGCTGTCGGCAGCGTGAACCGCAGGGTGGCATTGGCGTAGGGCAGCAGGGGAGAGGCCATGCCCGAATGTTCCGGCACCTTTGGCCGGGAACTGGTGGGCGAAGATGGCCGAAGGGCAGCTGGGTCAGGCGTCGTTTCAGATATCGCTGGCCGGGACCGAGAGTTTCCTGGCAGGCCTGAACCGGGTCAGGTCGGCGAGCCAGCAGACGGCGGTACAGACCCAGCAGGAACTCGACCGGGTCACCCAGGGCATCGACGAACAGATTGCCTCACTGACGCGGCTGAAGGCAGCCCAGGGCGGCATCGGCACCAGCAGGGCGGACGGCCAGATTGCCCAGCTGCAGGCCCAGCGTGAGGAGATCCAGCGCACCATCCAGGCTCTGCGCCAGAAGGAGCAGGCCGAACTGCGGGGGCAGTCTGTCGCCCTCAATTCGGAGCAGGCGATCGCCGCACGGATTGCCCGCCTGCGCGAGGAGCGTTCAGCAGTCGAACTGAACAGTAAGGCCTACCAGAACCTCAGCCGTCAGATTGCCGGTGCTGAGCGCCAGCAGCGGGGCGGTGGTGCGCTCCAGGGGCTGGCGGGTGCGCTGCCCGGTCAGGCCGGGATGATCGGCAGCCTGGCCGCTGGCGGCAGTGGGGCTCTGGCCCTGGGCGCCGCCGTTGGGGCTGCGGGTGCTGCTGTCACTGCGGGCGTGCAGAAATTCGCCGAGTACAATGCGGCGCTGCTGCAGTTGGGTGCCCTGTCGGGGGCGAACCGGCAGCAGCTGGGCGCGATGAGTGAGGCGATCGCCGCGACGGCTGCCGCCTCGGGTATCAGCAAGACAGAACTCGCCGCCCTGGGGACGGAACTGGCCCGGACCGGCTTCAGTGCCGAGCAGATCACCAAGGCCCTTGACGGTGTGGTGACCGTGGCCCAGGCGACCGGGGAGGACGTGCAGACAGCTGCCGGGGTGGTCGGTCAGGCCCTCAAACTGTGGAACCTGCCGGCCCAGGAGGCGGGCCGCGTCGGTGACATGCTCGCCAAGTCGGCGAACCTGTCGTCAACCTCGCTCGGGTCCCTGGCCGAGACGTTGAAATATGTCGGGCCGGCGGCAGTTGGTGCAAATCAGTCGCTGGAGGATGTCGTCACTCTGACCACCCTCCTGGCCGAGGCGGGCATCAAGGGGTCGATGGCGGGGACAGGCCTGACGGCCGTGCTGACGCGGCTGAAGACGGCCAGCGCCGGCCTTGGTCAGGAGAACAGCGACCTGGTGCGGGGCAATGCCAAGCGGGTCGAGGCGTTCAACCAGATCGGGGCCTCGGTCCGCAACACCGATGGCACCATGCGCAGCCTGCTGACCGTGTTGCCGCAGATTAAAGCCAAGTTAGATGCCCTGACTCCGCAGGACAGGGACCTGATCAGCAATGCGCTGTTCGGGGAGGAGGGTGGCCGGGCGTTCCTGGCCCTGGTGAACCAGTCGACCGAGAAGATGGGCCGATTCTCTGAGGGAATCCGCAACTCGGCCGGCGAGTCGAAGAAATTGCAGCAGCAGCAGCAGGGCCTGGCACTGCAGCTGAACCGGACCGGGCAGGCGTTCGGCGGCCTGCTGGAATCCCTTGGCAATCTCGCCGATGCAATGGGTCTCGGGCTGGCCCTGCAGGGACTGTCGCTGATTCTCAGTGGGCTGGCGGTGGTCGCCAACAAAACGGCCGAGGCGCTGCGGTTCCTGCTGGTGGACGCGCCGAGGGCACTGGGGTCGTCGCTGGTGGGCGGTAATCCCGATGAAGACACCAAGCGGATCCAGGCGCAGACCGACGCGCTGAGGGAACAGCGCAAAGTTCAGCGCGAGACGGTGAGGGACGCAGAGCTGACGTTCAAGCCCTCGGGGCTGAATGAGTCGCTCGGGCGCACGGACCCGACCGAGAAACGGATTGCGGCACTCAAGAATCAGGCCGAGCTGGAGAAGAAGAATTTCGCCGACTTTCAGGCCGTGTACGGCAAAGCCGATCTCACCCAGCAGCTGCAGCTCACGGGCTTATTCGGCGCGGCTGAGAAGTCGGGAACCAACGTCAAGTCGCTGCTGGAATCGATTGTCAGCATCAACCCGAAATTCGAGCCGGCGAAGGAACTGCTCAGGCTCTACAAGGAGCTTGAGGCGGCGAAGAACAAGGCCAGGCCAGACGATGGCGGTGTCGCTTCGTTCGGCAATTTCATCAACGCTCAGCGCGAGGTACGGGCAGCATTCGCCGAGCAGTCCAGCCGCAGCACCCAGAGCATCGCGGGCGAACTGTTCTCCAGGCAGGAGGAGTTGCGCGTTGTCACCGAGCTGGCCGGCCGCGAGGGCGAGATCGGCGAGATCGCCAAGAAACGCAAGACGGAACTTGAATCCCAGACCAAGGCACTCGAAGCACAGCTGCAGGTGCGCCGGGAACAGATCGAGGTCGAGGCCAGGATTTCAGCCAATGCCCAGCAGTTCGACCTCAACCGGTTGGATAGCTATAGCCGACTGACGGACCAGTATCGCCAGCAGGTGAGCCTGGGCGCCCAGCTTGCGGCTGAGCAGGGCGGCATCCGCACCGATGCCCTGCAGGCCCGGCTGCAGGATCTGGAGCGCAACGGTCAGGGCGACAGCGGGGCAGCACTGGCCCTCAAACGCGAGATTTTCGCCGAAGAGAAGGCGATCGCCGAGCAGAAACAGGCCAGCGATCGGCAGTCCCTGCAGTACGAGGCCCTGAAGCTGGGCTACTCCCAGCAGCGGGCACGCATCGAGGCGGAAATCGCGGTCAATCAGGCCCGAGCGGGCCTGCTTCAGGCCCAGCTCGACCGCTCGGCCAGTGGTGCAACGCCCGGCTCACCCCAAGCGGCACTGGAGGACCAGAAGGTTTTGGCGGCCCAGCAGATGCTGCAGTTGGCCCAGCAGCGGCTGCAACTGCTGGGGCCGGAACAGCAGGCCGAGCGGCAGAACCTGGAGCTGCAGCAGCGACTGCTCGGGGTGCAACAGGAGCGGGCCAATGCCGCGATGACTCGCCGAGGGCAGGCCTTGGGGATCGTGCCCGAGGAATCGCTGGCACTGAAGCCGGGCGAAAGCCGGGGAGTTCTGCTGCGGCCTGACCCGTCCCTGAGCCGGGAGCTGAGCAGTGCCTACGAGGCATCGACCGCGAAAATTGCCCAGAGCATCGCCGGAACATTGGGTCAGACCGGCGCGGCCCAGACCCAGTTGCTGAGCCAGATCGCCCAGAAAGAAACCTCGATTGTGGTCAACGTCGACAGCTCCGGGGCCGTCAGTACCGCCGCAGGGATGAGGAGATAACGATGTCAGTCACCATTGACGAAACGACGCTCACCGGGCTGTCGGCCTACCCGTTCACCTACTCGGGCAGTGATGTCAGCCGGGGGCTGGTGGCCCGCGCCTGGAAGGTCAAGGGCATCGTCAGCCGCACGCAGCTGGCCGCTGTGTATGCGTCCTTCGCGACGTGGCGCACCAATCGCCTCGGCGATACCTACAACGACGGCACCATCGGCTCAACCCTGAATTTCTCGGCGGACCTGCCGGCCGGGAGCGTCACGGACCTGAAGGTCTGGTTTGATGAGGCACCGTCGGCGTCACCAGTCGGGGCGACCACCTACCTGGATCTGTCGTTCTCGGTGGTTGATGCCACGCAGGCGCTGGCGATCGCCAAGCGGGAGAAGGATTTCGACGCCCAGGGCAAGCCCAGTTTCGGAACGTTCACCTGGGGCGAGGTGACCCTGACGCTGACCCAGCCGCCAGACTCGTTCGCGGCCCTGCCGCAGCTGAACCTGTCGGCGACGGGCGTAACGTACCTGAGCGGGCCGCTGGTGGCGCAGAAGGTGAAACGGATTGTCGGTGAGACCACGGCGGCCGGGTGGAGCACCCTGCGCACCCACATCGAGACGATTGCCGAGTCGGGCACCGCTCCCGCCGCCGGTAGCTGGTGGCCCACATCCCCACCGACCGCAACCGCAGAGGTGCGCGGCTCCACCACGGTCTACATCGTGACGTTGGATCTGGCCGAGGTGATTTGAATGCTCGACGCCCGGCTCAACATCTACGCCCAGGTGGGCGATACCGCCGTCACGGTGATCAGCGGCGAAACCTCAGACGATTTCCTGCTCGCCAGCGGCCTGATTACGACCACGGGGCGGTTGACGGTAGCGGGGTCACATCCGGCCTCGATTGGCACCCTCGTGCGGCTATCGTGGGTGCGGGGCACGCTCGTCGGGCGCATGCCCCGGTCACGGTTGCGCGTGCTGCGCTGCACGGTGGACCCGATCCGCCGACAGACCGAGTACGAGCTCGGCGACCTGTTCGCCCTCAAGGCGGGAATCCGGGCCACGGACCCGCTCGGGCTGGCGAAACCGACGAGCACGACCGAGCAGACCTACGATGCCGATACGCTCGTGCGCGAGGCGATGAAGAAAGCCCTGGGCTCCGACCCGGGCAGCACCGGCATCAGTGGCAAGGTGTGGGGCGACTTCGACTGGAAGCAGGGCTACCTCGCCGGTGCGGGAGAGATCCTGCTCTCGTTCGGGCGGTTCGCGTACCTGCAGCCAGACGAGACGGTGGCGTTCGGTTCACTGGGTAGCCCGTCGCTGAGCGGGCCAGAGGTGGATCTCGATGACCTGATTGACCTCAAACCGCTCACAGGTGGAGCCCCGCCCGGGGCGATCGCCATCGGGGCGGGTCAGGTCCGCACTCTCGCCAGCAGCGGCGGCGGTGGTGGCTCCCAGGGCTCAACCAGCCTCAACCCGGCGACGTTGACCGTGCCCGATATCAGCTGGAGTGTGTCGGTCATCGAGTATGCAGCCGACCGTTTCGCCGTTCAGTCGGAATACAACCAGAACGACCAGGCGGTTCCCTATCAGGTGCAGTCGACAACGGTTTCATCCTCGGATGGCACCGTCAGCGGCAGCATTACCCAGACGTGGGATCTGGTCGGTGCGATTGGCGTCGGCTACATCAGCGAGATCCAGAACTACCTGTACAACCTCGCGGTCGCGCAGGCCCAGCGGCAGGTCGACGCGCTCAACCGGGGGGCCATCGCCAAGGCGAGCGTGAGCCCGGCCCCGGTGACGGGTAACAACCAGACGCGGGAACTGCCGAGGCAGACGGGGACCGTGACCGATAGCCGTCAGCCGGGGCTGGTGTCGGTGGTGCCCAATGCCGCGCCGACAGCCCGGGTGCTGCGGACCATCGAGACCGGCTCGGAGGTGCGCAACGCGGACGGCAGTGGCGGCAGCGTCCGCCGCACCTACATCACCCGCTACGAGGCGGACCTGGCGATCGCCCAGTCGCGGCAACAGGGACAGGACATCGCCGCCGGCAGCCTGTCCCTGGTCGAGTCATCCCTCGCCTGCGATTTCCTCGCCTCGACCACGACGACCACCACAACCCGCAGCGGTGCGCTGACGGTGACCAGGACAACGAACTGGGATTTCCGCTCGGGCACCTCGACGAACGTTTCCTGGTCGCGGGCGGCGGATGGCATGGGCGGCACCACCGACCCCGGTGTCGGCACCAACTACACCACGACGCTGTACCGCGCCAAGGTCGGTCAGGCCGAGGACAACTACCTCGAATCGGAGCAGGTCTACGTCTGCCCCTGCACGATCGTGGACAGCGCCGAGGCGGCCTATCAGACGTTCGGAGCCACCCAGAACCGGCTCGCCTACGGATTCCGCCACGGCAAACAACTGACGTCGGTGATCGGGGTGCTGCCGGTGACCCCCGGGGCCGCGTTCCACCTGACCACGGACGGGCAGACCGGAACGTTTCGGGTCAACGGGTTCTCCTGCGCGTTCGATAGCCGGGAGTGTCTGGTGTCGATGGACGCACTGTACTGGGGGGCATCGGCGTGAGCTGGCTGGTCACACCGAACGGGGAAGCACTGCCCGGGGCCGGTACGGTCTCGGATGAGAGCACCAAGCCGCCGGGCTTCTCGAAAACGATCCCGGGCGACTGGGGGAGTGACCCGGCCAGCTTCCCGGCCGGATGGATGGACACCCTGCCCACCACCGAGGCGTTCCGGTATGTGCGCATGCCGGCCGGGGTGCTGCCGCCCTACAAACAGGCCCTGTTCGGCATCACAGGCGTGCGGCTGCCGGTGGCGACCCAGTTCTACCCGTACAGCCTGGAGCCGGTGGTCTACACCGGGCAGGCAACGGTACGCCTGGGTGAGGACCCGAACCGTGGGCAGACAACGGTGCGGGTGAACACATTCGAGAACCGGATTGAGACCGCCTCGGTCACGGTCCGCCTGCGCATGCCGATCTACTACGACGCCAGCGTCGCGGTGCGGCTGCGGCTGATGGGTTCGGGGCTGGTATTTGATACCGGCACAGTCGGCGTGCGCCTGACCCTGGCCGGAACGTTTGAGTAGTCGAGAGGTGACACCGTGACTCTGACCATCGCCCTGACCAGTGAAGAACTGGGCCGCGTCTACGAATCGAGCTACAAGTCGAAACTGTTTCGGATGTTCCTAGCGAACTCGTCGGTCGCGACCGCCACGAACGACGGCATCTGCAAGTGGACCGCTGACGAGCTCGCAGTCGGCACGAACGGCTATGCCCGCGCCTCAGTGACCATCTCCCAGTCGGGCGCCTACGACAGCAGCGATGCTCGCTGGGAGGCCACGGCCGAAACATTCACGTTCACGGCCTCGGGTGGATCCCTGACCTACAACCGGGCGGTCCTGATCTGCGGTGGGGTGAGCACGCCCCTGGTGAAGACGGTCGCCGCTGACACGGATGTGGACCCCTCCACCGACCGGATCACGGCCACCAGCCACGGCCTCAGCGATGGCACCAAGGTGACGGTGCGGGCCGTCAGTGGTGGCACGCTACCGACCGGCCTGACTGCCGGGGCCACCTACTACGCCAAGTCGGTCAGCACCGACGTGATTGCCCTCTACAGCGATTCGGGCCTCAACACCATCGTCAACATCACCGCCGACGGGACCGGCTCGATGCAGATCCTCAACTGCACCGGCACCGTGCATAGCGTCTGGGTGCAGAGCCCGGCGGTGACGATCTCGGATGGGCAGAGCCATTCGCTCAAGTGGGAACAGTTCACGGACGACTAGCCGATGCCCGAGTCGAACGAGCAGGTCCCGGGCCTAGGTGGGTTCCGGGTTGAGGTGAGCACGGTTCGTCAGCGG